ACTAATATCTGTGCTGCTTCCATAGCACCTATCATACTATTTGCGCCATAGGTTGTGGCAATATCCTCATTACTTTCCTTGCCATGAGTTCGCCATTGATTTGCAAATCTTGCAATCTCGTCGTCATCTGTAAATATTGCTCCGCCACTGCCCCATGATGGAATAGTCTTGCTTGGACTAAAACTTGTAACAGCAATATACCCTTGCGAAAGGCTAGATAATCCTTTATAGATAGTCTCAATGCTTTGTGCAGCATCCATGATAACCTTACAATGTGGATTATTCTTTTGCCAAATGTTAAGTTTATCATAGTCCATTGCACAACCAAATAAATCAACAGCGATCAATGCACTGCATAACTCTGGAACTTTGTTAAGGTCAACATGTCCATATTCATCTGTATCTACAAAATATGGTATCATGCCAGCACAAACAATTCGGGAAGCAACCGCAGTAAATGTTAAACTTGGTGTGGCAATGTAACTGCCCCTTGGTAATTTCAATGATTCAATGGCGCACAGCAATGCATCTGTGCAACTAGCAACTGTGATAGCATGTTTGCGATTGCTCAGAATTTTTAACTGAGTTTCAAGTTTTGTAACTGATGGTCCACGTTGACCATAGCCAGTTGCATTTGACTCATCAATTAAAGCAAGCGTTTGATCTTTTATTTCATTCCATAAACGATCAAGTTGAAACATTTTAATAGGCGTAGTCATATTCTTCTACAAAATTGATTAAAAACCTCGACTGCCTTACCACGACCATGATAGAAATTATGTCTAGAAATCTCGTCAATACGATCTTGCGTCATGTAACTATCGTAGCATTTTAACAAGTTTAATTTATTGTGCCAATCTATATCTACATACACGTTGTTAAAAAATCTGCGGTAATTATGTGCATAAAGTGGATGACTTGCATGCCACACTTCTTTAAAATTATGGCGACTATATGCCATGCAAATATCATAAACTGCTTTATGATCTTGATGGGTGTCTTCATACCAAGGCGTTATTAGTAAATCATAATCTTTACCAACAAGATTTTCAAATGATGTAATGGTATTGACATCACAGGTTAAGTTGGGGCGACCATTTGGATGCTCAGGAGTATCAAATATTAGGATGTTATTGCCAAATGAAGTGATGCTATTATGCAATTCTTGGGATACAATATCACTGTTTCTACTTGGATTAACTTCAACGGTTGGCTTAACCATGACAACCATTGATACATCATGACCTTCTTTTATAAAACGTAGTAACGTTCCGCCACATGCAATTTCTAAATCATCGGGATGAGCACCAACTGCTAGTACTTTCATACTGCCATATCTGCTTTGATAGTTGGATGATGCTTATAATTCATTAGACGAATATCTTCCATCTGCGCCGACCAAATATCTTTAACGTCACTTAAATCAAGATAAGGCGGTGGATAAGGCTCACGACTTAGTTGTTCTATAACCTGTTCAACATGATTATTATAGATATGAACATCACCAAATGTAAGAATAAGTTCGCCTACTTGCGCACCAATTGTCTTAGCAACTAGGTGCGTAAACAATGCATAACTTGCAATGTTAAATGGCACACCCAAAAACAAATCAGCACTGCGTTGATACATTTGGCAACTTAAAATATTATTACGAATATAAAATTGTGCAAACATATGGCACGGTGGCAGCGCCATCTCTTTAAGTTCGCCAGGATTCCAAGCTGTAATAATATGACGACGACCTGTTGGATCATTCCTTAACCCATCAATGAGTTCTATTAATTGGTCAGTTTCGCTACCATCTACGTTGCGCCAATGACGCCACTGTACACCATATACCCTACCCAAATCGCCACTATAAACAGACTTTGGAAGCCAATAGCTTGCACGAGCGTTTGCAGTCCAGATGGTTTGTTTTGATTCGTCTCTGGTTCCATGCAATATTTCTGCCAATCGTCGTTCATCGCCGCTTCCCTCTATAAACCATAATAGTTCACTTACTACACTTTTCCATGCAAGACGCTTTGTCGTGACTGCTGGAAAACCTTCTTGCAAATTAAAACGTAGCTGTTCACCAAATAAGCTAACAGTACCAACGCCAGTTCTATCTATGTTTTGCGGTCCTGTTAGTATAATTTTTTTACATAATTCATTATAATTTTGCATGTCGTTTCCACACCTGAAATACTTTATCTTTGCCGTATGTTTCCCAATCCATTTGGAAATTATGTAGTAATTCTACCACATCTACGCTAACATCGCAATTATAATTATCATCAAAAACGGTAAGATATATTTGTTGAAACAGATGTTTGGTGCTGTTAATAAGTTTTGCTCCACCAATAATCCATATATCTTTATCTGGATTCTGTGCTTTAATTACTGCCAAACTTTGTTCAATATAATTGCCATGAATGATAGTATGGGCATCACGGAAGCTATCAACTGGTTTATTTGTTACTACGCAACAGTGGCGGTCTGGTAGTGGCTTGGGCATCTTTAGGTCTAACCACGTATTGCTGCCCATGATGACAATATTGCCACGAGTGTTAGACGAAAACCATTGCATATCTTGCTTATCATGTGGCCATGGTAAAGTATTGTTTTTACCGATTCCACCATTACGATCAACTGCAAAGATAGCTTTAATCATTGCTCTAAAATTTTAAGAGTCTTAGGTTCTACTTCTTCTGCAAGCGCAGATAGATTAATATGAAAATCTACAACATCAATTAAATCACTGTGCGCATCAAGATAATCTTGGACAATTTCTTCTAGATGTTCAGCTTCATACCCTTTTTGTAACATTAGTCCAATGTCAAAATTATGAGTTTCTCCTGTGTCAAGTTTGACACTTACTTCTCGTATAAAACGCATGGGAACCTCTGAAATTTCAACTGTTGAAATCAGATGTTCCCATCGTTCGTAAAACTCATCACTGAACTTGGTATTGTCAGGCACGGGCAGCGGTCTTAGTCTTTGGTGCTGTTTTTGCCTTTGGTGTTGCTTTGGCTTTTGGCGCAGGTGCTGTAGCACCACGCATTTCATTAATCTGTTGTTGCATCGCTTGCATAGTTTGCATCATTTGCATCATAAGTGCAGTTTGATCTGGAACTGGCGGCGCAACAGTAGCAGCAGTCATTGGAGGATTTAATTCCTCTATACTAACGCTTTCACTTACTAATGAATCTGTAAGGGCATCCTTTGCTGGATCAGCGTAACCTTGTTTATTTTCCATACGTTCAAGACGATTAACTGCATCTTGTCCCTTGCCAACTTCATTAAGAAGTTTAGATAGTTCATCAAGACGCATGCTGCTTTTGCTGTTTGGTGTAACCATAACGTTATTGGCAGGTACTCGCTTTAGATAATTTTCTTGGCTAAGTGCTTGCATCATGTTGTTCCCATCTGCCATCATACGACGTTCTAGAATATCACGGAACTCATATGCCTGCTGTCCCTCTTCACTTTCAAGTACCTTCATGACATCATCATGATACTTGCTTGGCATAATATCACTGTAAATGACAACTGCCATATGTGCTTCATCGCCACTCATTTGGCGCTGTACAATAATAACTTTCTTGCTGTTCACAGTTCCTACATGTTTAAAAAAACTCATTGATTTACTTCCTCTGTTGGTTGATCTGCTGTTGGTTGTGGGGTGTTAGCAGTAATAAATGCTTTAACTCTATCATACACAGCACCAACGCTGCTTAGTTCATCTGCTCGGAAAGCACCACGCTGTGCAACTGTTTCAATAATTTGCACAAGAAAACCAATATCATTGATTGTTAAACTTGGTGGTGTTGTTTCTGCGGTTGTTGTATCAGTCATAGTAATCTCCGTATTATAGTAGTATTTAATAAAATAAAAAAGGCTCCGAAAATTTTTCGAAGCCAAGTTTATTGGAGACTGACAATAATAAGTTATTCTTCGTAATATGCGTGAATACCAAACGGCGGTTCAATCGTTTTGTTAAACTTATTATGGATAATCCATACTGTATCACAATAGTTCTCATCGCCCCATGAACCATATGGTTCACCGTCAGTGAACACAATGAAGAGTTTTGGATTTACATCTTCGTTTTTCATCCATTTCCAGTTTACTTCAAAATCAGTGCCACCAAAACCTGCAGCTTGATAGTTGATAAGTTCATCACCATCGGCAGTGGTATAATCTACTGGATTGTGAACCTGCGTATCAAAGCACCAAATCTTGACCTTGTAGTCATCGTAAGACTGCATGATGCCGTTGATTTCACTAAAGAAGTTATTCAACTGATCATTGCCAATAGAGCCACTGGTATCAATCGCAATGCAAACATCAATAGCCTGATCTTTGCGCATATTAGGCAGAACAAATCCTTGCGAGAACATCTTCTTGTTAGGAATAGTCCAAGTGTAATCGTTCTTAACAGTAGACTGGATTTGTTGTGTGATAAGTTCACGCCAGTTAATTTTAGGTTGCGTAAGTTCATTGATCATGCGTTTGATGTTGCCAGGCGTATTGCCAGCACCTGCAGACTGTGCAGCAGCAAGCATGGCTTCTTTGAACTCGTCCTTGATAGCCTGACGTTCTTCTGGTGTCAGCGGGTTAGGGCGACCGTTGCCCTTGCCATCCTTATCATCTTTGCCATCTTCACCATCACCCTTGCCTTGCGAACCATCCATATGTTCGTCAAGCAGTTGATCAAGCAAATCTTCAATATTGATCTGCTTGGCATTCTTGATGAGGTCATCATAGACCTGTTCAAAGTTCCATTCATCATACTTGCGATCATAAAGAACCGGCACAACCGTAATTTTCTGACCAAGGTTATACTTGATACAATCGGCATTAACAACATAGTCCATGGCAATGTTGGCAAGGTCACGGTTATAACCACGACCACGGTTCATGTGATCATAAGCGCAATGAAGCAACTCGTGACAGAATAAGAACATCATCTGGTTAGTAGGAAGTTTAAGGATAAACTCGCTGTTATAGAAGAAATGGCGACCATCGGTGGCAGCAGTCGTCAACCAACTGTCAGCGTTCTTAAGGGTAAGACGCATGGCAAGATTGCCAAAGAAGGGTTGCTTAAGCACGAGGGCAATACGAGCCTTGAGAATAGCCTGACGTGCTGCCTCGTCTTGAACCGCATCAATCGTCTCGCTGAGTTTGCCAGCACCTTGTTTCATCTTAGCCATGATCGTGTTCTCCAAAGGTTATAATTTATAATACCATACTATTGGGGATTGTCAAGCAAAAAATTTATAAAATTTTCAGGAAAAAGGCTGTCACTATAGGTATTTCTAAATTTATCTAGGGTTTTTAACCTATCTATACATTCTTTTAATACTTTATTATTGCCATTTATCTTAAGTTTTTTAATTATTTCTGCAAATGTTGAATCTAATTCTAAATCTTTGATTAACTTTACTTTAAATTTTGCAGGGATATTTTGAATATTATAGTATTCTGGTCTTTCAAGTAAATTAAATGCAATATTTTCTGTAATATTTTTAAGAATAATCATGTCATTTTTAATATTAAAAATGTTCAGAATGCTAACAGTATAGGTTATGTATATTTCACTATTTTTTATTTTCTTTAATCGTTCAATATTATCTAGAAGATTGCTCCACTTGGCTGGCCACCTAATTATTTCAAAATTTTGACCAACTCCATCAATGCTAATACCAATTACACTGCATTTAAATTTGCTTAACATTTCCATTATTTGTTCATTAAATATGGTACCATTTGTATAAAAAGATATCTTTATATTTTGAGAAAAATCATTAGCAATTAACCAAGATAATATTGTTTTTAATTTTTTAGAATAAAATGGTTCACCGCCATACAAATTTAACGATTCTACATTTTCCCATAATTTTCTATCAAGAACCCAATTATAATCTAAATGATTATTTTTACTTACGGTTTTTCCATACATTCTTTCATCTTCACTAGACCATTTGCTGCTTGATCCACTGTCACAGGTGACACATGCAAGATTGCATACAGTATCTAATCTTAGTTCTAAGTGCTTTAATATAAATTTATTATCTTCGATAATTGATTGGTTTGGAAGATGATTAGGAAATAACCTATGGCTTAAATTTTTGTTTTCTTCTGCAATTTTACAATTTTCACAACCAGCAGACCAATTATTCTTTAAGTTATCATTTCGAATAGCTTTGTTAAAATCTTCAAGTCCATTATATTCAGTGCTTGTATTAAATTGACAGCATGGTTTATAATTTTTTTTGTCTATGTCAATATATAATTCCGTAAACGCACGATAACATAAAATATTTTCAAAATCAAACATAAGAATATTTATTAGTAAAAAAATAGGGGAGCAATTTGCTCCCCTATTATCTCGCCCTCACTGATGGAGAACGATGGGGCGAGAGTTAGTCACGCACAGCGGCGAGGATATAATCACCGTTCTTGGCATGGTAATCCTTGTAGTTCTTCAAGCGACTAGTTTTCATAGGCAACTTGTAGTTACGAAGGATAGTAGCAAGCATCATAACTTGCAACTCAGTGTCCATGTTATCAAGATAGAAACGAAACACGTTGTCTAGTTCTTCGTGCCAAGCAACGTTGTCGTTTTCTTTCATACGCTCGCCACCACGCTTGTCAAACGAGTCTTTTAACTCATAGCAACAAGACACCGTGAGAGAATACTTGGCACCGATTTCCTTGGTACGAAGTTCCTTGACCTTACCAGACAGAATATCAGAAGGGTTAGGCATCTGGCTTGCAACCTTACGATGGGCTGCAAACTTGAGTGCAACGCCTTCTCCAACAGTACCCGATACAAGGTCATTGAGTTCGGTATCGTTAAGGTCTTCTTGCAGCAACTCACTGACGAACGACCAAGAACGAGGCGTAGCAAACGATGAACCACTTGAACGAGGATCAAAGTTGAACAAGTCATTCTTGTTACAGGTAACATACGCAACTACATCAGGATTGATAGCATGGTTGATAGCCCAATCATTCCACGACTCAAAGTCAACACGCAAGTTCAAGTGAACAAAACGGTTGGCAAGTGGCGATGGCATACGATACACGACACCACGGTCAGTATCACGGTTACCAGCGGCAACGATAACAACGTTGTCGGGCAACTCATAGGTGCCAACACGACGATTAAGAACCAACTGATATGCAGCAGCCTGTGTTGCGGGTGCAGCAGAGTTCATTTCATCAAGGAACAGGAACACTACAGGATACTTGGCAGCTTCTTCTGCGGATGGCAAATCAGGTGGAGCATTCCACATAGCATTACCAACAGTAGGATTGTAGTAGAGAACGCCCTTCAAGTCAGAAGGGTCCATCAGTGCAAGACGCAAATCATACAACTTACCACCCATGCTTTCGCAAAGGTCTGCAACAAGTTCGCTCTTACCGATACCGGGCGCACCCCAAAGGAATACAGGACGTTTGCGACGAGCGCAAACCATGACCTCACGCTTTGCAGCAGCAAGGGTAACCGTGCGCACTTCTGAAAGTGCAGTGTCAGTGTTCTTAGCCATTGTGTTTCTCCATCAGTTGACTATAAACTTAATATACCAGATTATTTGTAGTTGTCAAGCACTTTTTTACAGCGCACCTGTCCAACGGATGCAATCAAGTTTGCCTTCAAGAACATTGCCACGAGCAAAGTTCATAGCAGGAGCCTTCCACGAAGCAGGCTTCAAGATATCACCTGCACGGAACTTTGGACCATCTTTCTTGACTACGAAAGAATGGACAGAGTTTTGCTTGATGATTTTGAAATATTTGTTGCCTTCCTCAATGCGGATAGAGGCATCAAAATCCGTAATCATTTGCTGAACATGTGGTTCAGATGCACGATTGCCACACCAAGCAAGATAATCGGCTTTTGACTTTTCAATGAGAGCGGCGAGACCAGATTGCATATCCATGGGAAATCTCCGTTGCTGTTTATATTATAACAATAACACAGAATTAGGGATTGTCAAGCAGTTTTTTGCATCATTTCGCCAAGAATAAACTTGGCGATATTCATCTGTTTACGGATGTGTTCGTCAACACGCGGATGCGGAATTGTTGGATTTTTCATAGCAATCATTTCCTGACAATCGCTCAAAATGCCCATAACAACCATTTCCATACCCGTTAATTTAGCGGTAATTCCGTTAATATATTGGTCACGGATATCGGCTTGAGACATACCAAAGGTAGCAAAATCGGTATCAGTCATATCGCTCTCCATCAATTGACTATAACTTAATATAACACGGATTTAGGGGTTGTCAAGCACTTTTTTCAAATAATTGAACCATCATGGTAAAGACGGTTAAACTCACGAATAGCAAAATAGTTAATTCGCTTACCAGTTTTGGTAGGAACTTTACCGCCTGTGGCAATACCATATTGACGACCACGCTCATAGCACCATTGTGCAGCACCGTGAGAAGCAGTTTCCCACTTGTCATAATCGGGGTCGAATGGGCGACCTGCTACCGCATCCTGAACGCCTTTGGTAAAATAGCGGTTATGAAGGATAGTGGAAATCTTAGCCTTACGGGTGCTTACTTGTGCCATTTCGCCGCTCCATTGCTTATATATTAGTAATATAACACAGAATTAGAGGTTGTCAAGGGTTATTTTTTAACCCCGTCAGTGAGACCGATTGCCACACATTCGTTGGGGAATTTACCCCACATTTCCGTGATAAGAACAGCACGAGATTCCTCAATACCAGGAATTTCAACGATTTCGCTTAGGGTGATGATTTCTTCAAGATACTGAGAAAATGACCAAGAATTGCGCATCCGTGTTCTCCATCAATTGACTATAACTTAATATAACACAGATTTAGGGGCTGTCAAGCACTTTTTTTGACCCTAACATAGTGCAAGCGGGTCTGATTATTGTCGTCATGCTTGTAAATTCTAGCCGAAATAGCGATAATATCGCCCCGATTTAGCTGTTCTGCGAGCGGAAAACAGACTAAATTTTGGTCACTTGTAAGGGCTGTATGGTACCATTTGTTGTAGTTGGCACTATAAACCGCTGATTTGATGGTCAAATCTGCCTCAATAGTTTCGCCAATATTGCCAATATGACGGCTATTTTCAGCAATGATGCGCAATTCATCCTTGGCTTTTTCACGTCCAACGGCATTATTATAGGAGTTTGGAACACTAGCAATTAATGCTAAAGTCTTGAAATCACTGAAATTAATTTGTTTTTGTTCAGTCAATAAAACCAAATTTTTCCAATAATCGTGGAGAGTGCCAGCAATAAGTTCAATCATCTTGCTATCAAGATATTCAAGAATTTGTTCAGCAATTTCAATATCTTGCGACAAATGGTTAAAGTTTACCATTTCTGGATTGAGAAATTCACGCATTAGAACACCATTAGAAAGTTCACCTTCCTTGGCATCATAACGCTTGATATATTTGCCATTAACCCGTTGGGCGGCTACGGCGGCAGTCATGGCATCTTTGAGAGAAATGGTATCAGTCACTGCTAGTTCTCCATTGCTTATATTACAAATATAACACAAACTTAATGGCTGTCAAGACATATTTTGTATAGCTTGACTTAAATTTCCACCACAAAGTTCTATCATCATAGAGAGTTCACTATCCATTAGGAATAATTCCCCTTTACTCATTTGGTAAAACCAAGGGTGTGGATGGTAACGATCCATTAGCACGAGTTCTTTGCCATTGATTTGATATTTGCGTCTATCAATTTGATGTTCATAAAATTTGTAACCATAACTACGCATAAGTTCAAAAGCGGTGTTGTTTAATCTAAAACCAAAATTTTTGTTATTATTATACCAATAAAGAATATAGATATTTTTTTGATTTATGTTTGGAACAAATGCATCTTCGCCATAGGCTAAATGATAAAGTTCATGTGTCCACTCAGTTTTAGTTTTATTATTTGGTTGGATAAACGGTTGAGCCACTGTTCAACAACACTACGCTAAATTTGGTAGTTTTAAATTGTATATTAAGTTTCTTACACAAATTAATTGCATGACCTGGATTCGAGAAACTGGTTTTCTTATACTTTGGACCTGGATACTGTGCCAACATAGAAGTAGTTTTCAAATTAATTGGTTTACTATCATAAAAAATAGCCCATATACCTTCGCTAGCCAAAACTTGTTCTGACTTATAAGTTGTTTTATTTGTTATTTCTACTATAACTTGGGGCTTTGGTCTTGACATAATTGAATACTTTGCATAATTATTTATTAACTATAAAAATGCTTTAAAAATTTTCCCCAGTTAATTCTACTGTAATGATTTGTGATTCGTCAACTTTATTTTGCAATTCATCAATTTTATTTTCTAATTCAAGCACATAAGCAAGAACATCAGCAAGTTCTTTAGTAATATTTGAAACCGTGTCTTTATCAAATACTAAGTTATTACCTACAATGCTTTGTCCACGATTAATAAATTCACGTATGTGATAAGTTCTAGGCGGTCTCATTACTTACATTCCTCAATCGTTCGGATTGTTCTATTTTAGATTTATAAGGACCATAATATTGATACCGTTGTAGTGTAATAAATTTTGGGCAATATTCAGCAACCCAAACTTTATCATATTTTACAACATAATATCCAGCACAAAAATATGAACTACTTTTGTTGTTTTTTGTATAAATTGGAAGTTTAAGTTTTACATTCCAAATTTGATTATATGCAGTATGACTGGTAGGAAAACCATATACTTCATTATCTGCAATAGTTTTGTTTTCACGTATTTTTCTAGAAATGACAATATTCTTTTTTTCCATCATTTCTTGCATATCTGGAAATACTTCTACACTATCATCTACAGTACAGCGAATACCAGTGGTAGTTTGCGCAATATTTCCAATACGCTCGCCTTTATCGTTTTCGATAATCCAAAAACGATTTTCAACAATATTCTTAGCCTTGAGTGTCATCTTTAATCTTTCCTTCGATCATATCCATCAGTGAATTATATTCACCACGAACTTCAATGAATGAAGCCCACCCAATAGCGGCAACAATACCCATCAAAACACGATCATTATCAATATTCCAATATTGATAAATCTCTAAACCAAAAACAATTAAAATTGCCCACGGAAAATATTTTACAAAAAAATCACGCATATTCGGTTTCCTTTACAAATGGTTTGCTGAGAATTTCAGCAATAGGTTGAACATTTTCACTAAGTTTGACAAGTTCATACTTACTGCAGAACTTGATTAATTGTGTGCCAATCTGACGATTTTCTTTAGGACTAATTGAAAGCAGAGTAGCATCTATAGCATCACGAATTTCTTGCGGTTGTGCAGTGAGATCAACAAGCACACGGTTTTCTTCATAACGATCAAGAACACGGTGTTCTGTGCCATTATGGTCAACCCAACGCTGCAACATCATATTGTTCCATGCATATCCTTTGCGTTCACGGTCAGCATAGGCTTCTGTAAGACCTACTTTCTTGGCACTGCCTTTAGTGCGAACGCCAGGATTTGCAGTCATAATATTATCTGTAGGATCACCACGCATACATTTTTCAAATAGAATAAACTTAGGGTCACCAACGGTCTTTGGTGCCTTAGTAAGTTTATCCATAACAGGTTTACCGTTATCTTCAAAGAAACCTTGAAGAGTAATGTATTGGTTAGTCATACCATTATAGATAGTGACTTTATCACTAAGCAACTGATAAAAATCGCTATCATTGGATAGAATAATGTGCTCATCATTAGGATGAAGCGCAGTCCAACGAGCAATAATATCATCTGCTTCTGCACGTTCAACACGAATTACGCTGCAGTTAGTGCGCTCATCGATCCATTTTGTAAAGTCACTATATACTTCCCAAAACTCTTTGTCTTCTTCTGCTTCACGAACTGTCATTTTATTCTTCACGACAGCACGGTTTGCCTTATAGGTTGTATTATGGTCCTTGCGCCAAGAGCGAGCCTCAAGCGCAAAAACAACATGATCTGGTTTATGCAGACGATG